ACAAAATTACCGCAGCCGTCGCGTATAATTCCAACCCAGCATCTTTAGACAACCTAGAGAAGCTCATCATAAGTATTCTGGCGGTAATACCTGCCGGATATGTAGTAGGACAAATTGAAACGCCACAAATCGTCCAGGTAAGCGCGTCTAACGTGCTATCTGCCGACATCAACGTTTCAACCTATTACACGCAGACCAACTAAGGAGAAGAAATGGCTACCACAGTAATTACGGGTCGCGATGTTACCTTTACCATCGGTGGTAACAATTTCGACGCACAAACCACAAGCGCAATCCTCAGCGATACACGCACACGCGAGACTTACCAAACCCTAGATGGCAAGGCTTACAAAGTAACCGACGATCAATGGAACTTTGCCGTTGAAATGCTCGCAGACTGGGGCGTTGCTGGCTCTCTATGTGAGCAAATCTGGAACTCGTCAGAATCCGCACCAGATACCGGTATCACTACAGTAATGACTGCCGCATCAGGCGCAACCTTTACTTTCCAAATCCTTCCTGACTTCCCATCCGCCGGAGGCGCAGGAAACGAAGCGCAGACTGTATCCTTCAACTTTACAGTTATCGGAACACCTGCCGAAAACTTCAGCTAGTAACTAGATCGGGGCTCACTAATGAAACTACCTATCACCATAAAATTTAATAACGGGGAAGAAGCGACTTATGTCGTCAATCCTCCCGACTGGGCTAAGTGGGAACTCAAGACAGGCAAGACGATTCGCCAAAATGACGAAATCGGAATGAATGACTTGATGTTCTTGGCTTATACGTCCATGAGCCGTACTTCAGGTGCTAAGCAGCTAAAGTCTTTCGAGACTTGGATTCTCAGCGTTGATGATATTGAAGTCGGTGAAGTAGACCCAAAAGCTACCCAGCCGGAAGTATAAACCGGACGCTTATCGAGTTATCTATCGCTACTGGTATCCCGATGAGCGAATGGCAGACTGCCGAAGATATATTAACCGCCATAGAGATACTGGAGAAGCGTAATCGTGGATAATGTACGAATCGCGTACGACCGCAGCGAGCTATCCGGTATTAAACGCGCATTTAAGGCGATGGATGCCGAAGCGCTAGACCAGGCGAAACAAGCCTCAGCTGAAATTGCTGAGATGCTTAAAGATAAAATTATCCGCAAGGCGCAGACGCGCCAAATCGCAGGAGCTTCTGCCCGACGTATTGCTGAAGGCGCTCGCGTAGCCAAGTCGTCCAAGATAGGGGAATTATCTTTCGGCTTTGCTGCTCAGAAATACTCGGGCGGGGGAACAACTCAACAGCTTTGGCCTGGAATGGAATTTGGATCTAATCGCTTCAAGCAATTTCCACGCCGTACCCCAAGACTAGGGCGAGGAAATAAAGGTTATTTTATTTACCCTACGCTTACTGAGAATCAAGCAGAACTCATTGCTAAATGGGAAGAATCCTTTGACCGCATACTAAAGGAATGGGATAAGTAATGGCCGGCAGTCGTACCCTAAAACTTTCCATCCTTGCGGAGACCGCAGACCTAATCAAAGGCCTGGACAAGGCTAATCAGGAAACACAAACATTCGGCGATAAGGTAGAAGCTGGCTTTGCTAAAGTCGGCAAGGCTGCCGCGCTCGCTGCCGCTGCTATTGGCGCTCTTGCGTTAAAGATGGCCGTCGATGGCGTGAAAGCTGCGCTAGAAGATGAAGCTGCTCAGGCTAAACTTGCTGCCACGCTTCAGAATGTAACCAACGCAACCGACCAACAAATCGCAAGCGTAGAAGAATACATTTACCAAACTTCCATCGCCGTCGGCGTTACAGATGATGAATTACGCCCATCCTTTGAGCGCTTGTTTAGATCCGTTAAAAACATAGATGAAGCCATTCGCTTACAAACCCTGGCGCTGGATATCTCAGCTGGCACAGGCCGTAGCCTTGCCCAAGTAAGCGATGCGCTGGCCAAAGCCTATGATGGCAATTTTGGAGCGCTAAAGCGTTTAGGTGGTGGCATAGATGAATCCATCATTAAAAATAAAGATTTCGAGGGAGCCGTCGCGTCGCTCAGCAAAACATTTAGCGGACAGGCTGACGTAGCTGCCAATACTTACGCAGGACGCGTAGAACGTCTTAAAATAGCATTTAACGAAGCAAAAGAATCTATTGGCGCTGCGCTATTGCCACAATTAGGCAAACTTACGAATTTCCTACTCAATGAAGGCGTACCGGCTTTTAATGCTTTCGTTGCTGGCTTAACTGGTAAGGGTGGACTAAATACCGCAATCGGTGAGACATCGCCTCGCGTAGTCGAAATGACTACCAAACTATCTAGCGCTGAAGAAATTGCTAATGAGCTTGGCAAGACAATCCGCAACGTAGGCAGCCGATTTGGTGAACTATTCGCCATTTTCGATACCGCTACAGGTGGTCAAGGTTCAGCTGTTGCTGGATTAGAAAAAGCACTCAAAGCGCTTAACGCTGTCGCTCAGGCGACCGCTAAGGTTCTTGAAGTCATTAACGTAACTATTCAGGGCATCGTGGACGGATTCCGCGACATCGTCCGATTTGGTAGCCAAGCAAAACAATTCCTCAGCAACATCAATCCATTTGGTGCGCGTCAATCATCATTCGATGTGCCAACCATGAGCGCCCCAAGTACATCCAGCCTGGGTAGCGGCTCGGCGAATTACATCACAGTAAATGGCGCTATAGATCCTGAAGGCACAGCGCGGACAATTATTAACGTACTCAATAACAGTCAAAGCCGAGGCACACTCGGAGCAGGAGCGCTGGCGTTCTAATGACTGCTTTCACGCCTCAATGGAAAGTAACGATAAATAGCATTGACTACACCGATGTAACCCTGGCCAATCTGACTATCACTTCAGGTCGCACAGACATTTATCGTCAGCCGGTAGCCGGTTACTGCCAGGTAGAACTGATAAATCTAGACCTAAGCTCTGTGGTTACTGAAATAAATCAAGGCATCACTATTAGCGTTAAAGATTCGACCAATACCTACCAGCCGATATTCGGTGGATTCATTTCTGATATCGTCCAGGAAGTCAGGGATTTAGGTAACGTCGCTCAGGTTCAGGTTATAACCATTACCGCGCTAGGAGCGCTCTCAAGGCTTCCTAAAGCCACTACAGACGGTGTTCTATCCCACAGACCTGGGCGCAAGCGCCAGCCACGACTACATGGGCAACTTACACGCCTACCGAAACTTGGGCAGAAGCTCTCAACACAGGATTAGGCGACATAGATCAGCCTGGTGATTACGAGATGATTTCGCGCTCAGCTTCCCCGACTGATGTCTACACGTTAGCCGGTGATATTGCTCAAAGTGGCCTGGGTTATCTTTTCGAGGATGCTGAAGGCCGAATCGGTTACGCAGATTCTACCCATCGAGCGCAATACCTTACTACAAATGGTTACGTTGAATTATCCGCTAATGACGCAATCGGTCGAGGGATTAGGCTTTACACCAAAGGCGGAGATGTCCGCAATTATGTAACAATATTCTCGGGCAACAATTTCAGCGATGAGAGCGTTGACTCCGACCCTGCGTCTATTGCTCAATATGGCACGCTCAGCCAGACAATCAATACATACCTGAAGAATAAATCCGATGCTGAAGCACAGGCAGACCAATACATTCAGCTACGCGCTTACCCGCGCCCTGGATTAGACGCAATTACTTTCCCTCTTGTTAATGGCAATATGACCAACCAAGACCGCGACGCGCTCATTAACGTATTTATCGGAATGCCTGTAGATCTTCTTGACTTGCCAGCAAATATGAACGATGGCCAATTTCAGGGATTTGTGGAAGGCTGGACGTTCCGCGCAGGATATAACACCCTTGACCTGACGATTTTACTTAGCCCACTCTCATTCTCGTTACAGGCTTTCCGCTGGAACTCTGTGCCTAATACTGAGAGCTGGCAGACCCTATCCGGTACACTAGACTGGCTAAACGCGACAATAGTCGCCTAAAGGAGAACGAATGGCAACGACGACGAACTTCGGCTGGGAAACCCCCGACGATACCGACCTTGTTAAAGATGGCGCAGCTGCGATGCGTACACTCGGTAACTCGATAGATACCTCATTCGTAGATCTTAAAGGCGGAACTACTGGACAAGTATTGGCCAAAGCCTCAAACACAGATTTAGATTTCACTTGGACTGCTGGTGGAGATATTACTGGGGTAACTGCTGGAACTGGAATTACTGGTGGTGGAACTTCCGGAACTGTAACCATCACGAATGATATGGCGACAAAAATTGACGCTAAAGGCGATTTAATTGTTGGTACTGGTGCGGATACTTATGACCGATTAGCTGTTGGTGGAACAAACGCACACGTTCTCCAAGTTGATTCCACTGCTGCTACTGGCATGAAATGGGCTGCGGTTCCTTCAAGCGCTAAAAGTTACACGCTTCTCAATAGCCCAAGCGGTACGACCATGAGTGGTTCTGGCACTGTTACAGTCAATATTTCAAGCGGTTACGACAATCTGTTAATTATGCTTATGGATACAAGCTCAGCAAACGCTGATTCTTATTTCTATTGGAGATTTAATGGAGATACTGGAGCAGGTCAGTATCTTTATGCCGGTGGCGCATTTAAGGCTCCATCAACATACAGCGCAAACATTTCCGATAAGCACGAAAGCGGAACTGGTGGGCAAACAGAAATTGAAACAATCCAAACAGCAAGCAACGCTGGTTCCGCTGGTTCGGTGGGAATGAATGTGTTTGGAGCCAATTCAACAGGATTCAAGGCTTTTCAATTATCTGGAAACGCTAATACGGGAAGCGGCAACGATCAACAAGGCGTAGCCGTATCTGGTATTTACAAAGGCAGCGCAGCTATTACGAGCGTATCCGTACGCAGCTCTAGCGGTAATTTCGATACTGGTACTATTTTCATTTATGGAGCGTAATATGTATAACGAAAAAATAGTTGATACAATCACCGGAGAAATTACTATTCGGGAATATACTCCTGAAGAAGTTGCCGAAGTAGAAGCAGCCATTGAAAAAGCGCGCTTAAAAAGAGAAGAAGCAAAAGCGCGAGAAGATGCTCGCCAATCTGCTCTTTCCAAACTTATTGACCTCGGACTTACCGAGGAAGAAATTGCTGCCCTCTAGACTGACGGGAAATTGCGCAGATGAGCAAATCCCGACCTGGGAAGATTACGACCCCGAAGCTCTCTAAGGCTGCCCAAAAACTACGCTCACAGATTAACGCGACTTATCCCAAGCGCGATAAATCAAGCGATGGATGGATAGGCGACACTCGACATCAAGTTAGGCCGTCAGATCATAACCCTGACGAGACTGGCATGGTGCGCGCTATTGATGTGGACGCAGACCTAACGCCTAAATACAAAGACGCATCTTGGGATTTAGCCGAAGAACTACGCCTAGCTGCTAAAGCTGGCGAAAAGCGTATTTCCTACATTATCCATCATGGCAAGATTGCTAGCCCTCGCATGGGCTGGAAGTGGCGCGCTTATAAAGGCAACCCACACGCACATCATATTCATATCAGCTTTACACCATCGGGCGACAATGACGGAAAACCCTTCCTAGTAGAGAGCCTAAAGAAATGAAACTAGACACCAAACAAATCATGATGGGCATAACCGGCTTCCTCGTCTGCTGGCAAGCCACTAATTTCGAGTTGGACTATAGATCCATTCTTTCCGCTGTAGTAGCTGCTGGCTTATCAGGCGCTAACGGGAAAAAGAAGGCATGAGCGTCGGGGATTGGATTGCCGTTGTAGCCGTCGCTTTTACAGCGCTTGGCGGTATTACCGGCATCGTTCAATTCCTAGTGAAGCATTACCTGGCTGAACTACGTCCTAACTCTGGTTCAAGCATGAAAGACCAAGTAACGCGCCTAGAGCAGCGTGTGGACGACATTTATAAAATAATTCTCAATAAGACGCTATCCTAGTATCAGCGTAGGGGGTTCAGCATGGAAGAACAGACACCAAAAGAAGATTTCGTCCTCATGTCCGAACCCTTAACGCCTATGCT